GTGAGGAGGCGTTGCTACAAGACATCTATCAGAAAGTGAATTATATAGCTGATAAATTGTTTGGATTTTAACATAAAATTGGAGATAGATTATATGTATGAAAAAACATGTGATAAAAAGATAAGATTGGAAAAAGTAAATAAAGTAAAAACGAAAATTTTAGCAGAAATCGAAAAAGAACTAAAATTATTAAAAGAGGAAATCGAATCAGGTATTTCAGAAGAATACTATGTTTATTGTATCAAACAAAGTTTTTCACTTTTTGCATTAAAAGATTATATTAACAGCAAATATACTTTTATGGACTGGGAAGCAATGAATGATGAATTTGTTGTATATAAAATATCAGATGAGCAATTAAATATTTTTCTTCAAGACGAGTTTTCTTTTGTAATCATTTTTCTTATGAAAGTAGAAGAAAAGGGGTTCAATGTTTTTCCGCTTTTAACAGATGCGTATTTTGGATATCGTTTTATTCCAGTAATTGAAACGGTTCGATATCGACAACGTATAGACAATAGCGATAATAAAGAAGGTAGGTGAATTGTATGCAAAAACAAAAGGCGCTAGAGAGATTACGAAAAGCAAAAGTAGAGGCATTAGCCAACTCTACGAATATAAGAGTGGGTAGACTAGAATTAAACGAAGCGATTAAAGCATTACAAGTCGTAATTAACTTAGAGAAAATTTTAAATGAAGAAAAGGAGTCAAGAGATTAGAAATATTTAATCTCTTATTTTTAGAAAGGTGGTTGACGAATATGTTTGATTATAAACAATTTCGAAGAGAAATGAAACGCAGAGGACATGAAGTACATAAACACGGTCGATACATAACAATTGAACCGAACAATAATATTAATGGTTATACAAAAGGATTTATGTATGCCGAAGAGATTATTGAAGGCTATACAGAATATTTGAAGTTTAGTTCTATGAAGCATTTTAATACTTGGATTTATAGTGCAAACTTTAAAATAATATGATATAGTTAAAATAACATTAACCATGGATTAAATTTAGGAGGACAAAGATATGAGCGATTTAATGTTAGTAATAATTGTAGGAATTTTTTATGCTATCTATAAGATTAGCGACAACATTGAAAAAAATAAACCTTATCCACCAGGAACAGACTATGACCGGGTTTTTAGAGCAATGCAAGTTCTTCCACGTAACATTGTAGAAGATAGAGCTCGAAAAGGTTATTATGTAAAAAAAGATGATGAAAATAAGAAATAATTATTAAAATGGAATATGACGAAAACTACTATGGAAAGCCACCAGATTAATCTGGTGGCTTAATTAGTTTGTGGAAAGAATGGAGAATACATCTATGAATGAATATAAAATTGTTGGGAAATTTAAGTGTTGTGAAGAGATTATAATTTGTGTTAAAATGGAATCGGCAGTATGTATTATGAAGTATACTGAATTTCAAAAAATAATTAAAAGCAAAAAGAGATAATCTATAAAAGAAGGTATTATGGAACAATAGAATATTAACTGTTGTAAAAGTGGTAAATGTGATAATTTTTGGAGGTATGAAAAATGAATATCTGAAAAAATAGAACAAAGGTGATGATTGATACGGAAGAAATAATAGTTTCATTGGAAAATTCAATCAATATATTGTGATTGGATAATGTATAAAACACAATATATAGTATGCAGACAAACGCAAACCGCTAGTAGTAAAATACTGGCGGTTGTTTTTTGTTGAAAAACACAATTCATATATTGACTTTAACAACATTATATGTTAAGATAACAATATCAAAGGAGGTATCAAATATGAAGAAGGCATTTAATACTTCCATTGATGAAGAAATACTTGAACAGTTTAGAGAAAAATGTAAAGAGCAAAAAATCCCAATCAATGTTGTATTGGAAAGATTTATGCAAGGCTATATTGACGAAGACTTTAAACTGGAGATGAAGTATTTTCATAATGGAAAATAAAAAGAGCAGGTTCTCCACCGTCCAAAGCGAAAACCTACTCTTAACACAACTTGAACCTAAGTCCTAGTCATTACATATTATATCGTATTTTCTGGACTTATTCAAGTCACATTTTCCAAACAAGAATTGCGTACATTGAAAATTAAATAGCAGATTGGCTATCTGTAAAAGCTGTCGTGATGGAGTTGGAATACTCTCGATAGTCTGCGGGCAAATAGAGAATAAAACTATAGAAGACTATCAACAAATTTATATAAGAAAGGAAGATACGACATGAATAAGATTCAGGAATTTTTTAGTGAGCAGTTTGGAACTGTTCGTACAGTAAATGTAAATGGACAGGTTTATTTTGTCGGAATTGATATTGCAAAAGCATTGGGATATTCGAATGCAGCTAAAGCGGTATCAACACATTGTAAGAGGGCTTTTAAAACAGAAATTGATGTGAGTTCCCAAAATGGGAAGGCACATAAAGCGAGAAATTCACAGGAGATGTTGGTGATTTCAAAGTCAGATATTTACAGATTGATTGTAAAGTCAAAACTTGAATCAGCAGATCAGTTTGAATCGTGGATATTTGATGAAATCTTACCGAGAATCGAATCAACTGGTGCTTACATTGAAGAAGGTAGAGAAGAGGAAATGGTTCAGAAATATTTTCCATCATTCTCAAAAGAAGCTCAGACAATAATGGTCAATGATTTGATTAAGCAGAATAGAGAACTTAAAGCGTTCTATGATGACCTGATGAACACCAAAGGACTTATGAGTATTAATACAATGGCAAAGGAGCTTGGTATTGGAGAATACAAGCTGTTTGCTTTTCTTAGAAATAAGAAAGTATTCTTCTATGACAAAGATATGGTGAATGTACCTTATGAGAGATTCAGAAAAGAAGGCAAATTTGCTGTAAAAGAAACACCTTGTCATGATGGAAATATCAGATCTGTTACATATGCAACTAAGAAGGGATTGGATTATGTAAGAAAACTTCTTAGGAAGAACGGTTATTATTCTGTGACTGAATAAATAATAATCTGAGTGCTGATATGAAGCATTCGACTTGTTCTATACTTCTCAAGTCAAAAGAAGTAGTGTATAATAATAAAGAAAGCGAGTGATGAATATGAAATATGGAGACATTGTTGTATATAAAAATCAGATTGGAACAGTAGTAAAAAGCGAAAATGATTTTAAGTTCCATCCGTGTAATTATGGAAGGTGTTATTTTAGCGAGTTAAATACAATTACTGACAGTGATGTAAGAGAAGCAACACACGATGAAAAATTGGAACTGATAGAAAAAGAATTTACATGGGGTAATGTGATTAAGATTCATTGCATTGGAGAATATCAGATTGTAGAGTATATTGATAAAAGAGATAAGAAAACATTTTATCACGGATACATTAACTACAGTGATACAAACCATTCATATTTATCTTTGGATTCTGCATTGATTGGATGTATTGGATATAAACATGAGGGTGGAAATGGTAAAGCTGCAATGTATTTTGAGAAAATGATTGGATTGGTATAAAACAATTTGAAGATTGGAGTGAATAATATGGATAAAATAGATAAGAAGACATACATAGGAATCGTAAAATTTACATTGGAATCAATGGTTGATCTTGCAAAGTCTGACAAGAATTATAATCTTACGGCAGATACAATTCATTATTATGAAACAGCCATTAAACCAGAAATGCAGATTAGTCAGGACGAATTTTTGGAACTGTATAAGGAAGCTGGAATTAAATAGATTGGAGAGTGGATGACATGTTATATACAATAGTACATACAGTAATTAATAATAAAGGAGAACACCCAGAAGCAAACGCAAGGGTGCTTGGGATATATTCAAATGAAAATGTTGCTATTAATGAAGCGGAAAAATGGATTAAGAATACAAAGACTTCTGACATAAATGTAAAGAGAATAACAAATACAGAATGGTATTTTTGGTATGACGAAGATGGAAATACTTATGGTGGTTATGTAGATGTATATGGGAAAAAGTTAGACAAGCCAATTGAATAAACCAAGTAAACCAAGTTTTCTTGTGGAGTGGAGAATACATCTATGAAAAATGAAATATATTCGGTTGCTTATAACGATAAAAATGACAATGGATTTTCTAAGATAGAGCCGTGGATCATAAGTGATTTTGGAAACGATTTAAAGAAATGTAAAATGAAGGCAAATGAATTAATTAGGCAATGGTGCAAAGATGTTACTATTTTTAGATGTAATAAACTTCCAGAAATTGTGACATGGGATTATGTAAAAGCACATCAAGTTTAAGTTTACCTATGTGCAGAAAGGAGAATAAATTTGTATGGAGATACCTAAATATATACAGAATAAAATTAAGCAACAAAATGAAGCTTGTAAAAAAGCAAGTAAACTAGAAGCAGAAATTGAAAATTGGTGTCAATTATCTGGATTTGATCCATATTCGAAAGAATATAAAGAAATTAAAGGTAGATTAGTAGATGCAGTTGCACCATTAAATGCAGATAAAATAAAAGAGATTGCCAATAGAATTGAGTATTAAATGTTACTAAGAATTTTAAGTTTCAGGAGGATAATAACACAGTGAACTATAAATGGAAATACTTTATTGTCTTAAATTGGGAAGATACATTGAATAATTTAGTAGAAGATAAGATAGATGAAGAATTAATTATTTGCTGCGATGTAGCAGTTGCAAAATCTTTTGATTCTACGGATGAATTATTAGAATGGGTAAACGAAAATACTGACTTAAAAGCAGATAATGGAGATTTTAAAATAGAAGGTCAATATTTGCCGTATGAAATTTAACTTTCAAAGGTAAAAATTGTATGTAATCAAAAGATGTATGAATTTTATCAAATATTTTGACATTACACTCAAATGAAAGGTAGTACAATGTATTTAATCGCATATAAAGAAAAAGATGGAAATGATTTTATGGGTCAGCCTTATATTCTAGGAGATTTTAATAATTTTGATGAATGTAAAGAGAATGCACAGCAGCTTGTAAGAGATGGGTATTGCTATGTTACGGTATTCGAATGTGAAGATCCTGCCCCAGAAGAAATCTCGTGGAATTATGTGAAAAGTAATCAAGTTGATAGTTAGCTATTTTTTGTGATATGAATTATAACTGTTAGTATTTCTACTGGCAGTTATTTCATTACAAGAGAGAATATTATAATGTAAAAAATTAGAAAGGTTGTGATAACAATGAGTAAACTAATTCAGAAAGTCAAATGGAATTTAGACGGATTAAATACAGAAATGTATATGTATGGTGAAGCTGATTTTGAGACAAACAAAGCAATGCAAGAGCCATTGGGAAAGCTGTATCAGTATGAGAATCAGCCTAATATGAGAGAAAAGATAAAAGAATATATTAATGAGCTTGATACAGAAATTGGCAGACTTGAATCTGACCTAGAAAAGCAAATGACTTACAATGTAGAAGCTTGCGAGGTTAGTGCAACTGAATCAAGGTTGAATGCAATAATCGAAGTGAAAAATGATTTATTAGGAAGATTAGAAGAGGTAATATAAATGGAAAATAGAAATGTAATTGAAACAGTAGTACATACGGCATTAACGAAA